TTGATCCTTTACTAGTTACCAAAAGCGCTCTTCAGAACGCAGCTTCAGTAGCGACAACTATATTATCAACTGATTGTGTAATCAATAATTTAAGAATTGATGAAAGCGATAGGTAGAAATATAATCATAGAAAAAATAAAAGAAGGGACCACCAAAACAAAGGGTGGTTTACTTCTTGCAGAAAACCAACGTGAAGATATTCGTTATGTAGAAGCCACTGTGTTATCAGTGGGTGAACAAGTCGAAGGGTTGAAAGAAAAAGATAGTATATTCTTTGACCGTCACGCAGGGCATAAAATAGAGATAGACAAACAAACATATCATGTGATTAAAAATCAGGATGTAGTTGTTGTTTTATGAAAAGGCTAGACGCAGACGATCTTAAGACGATGAATCTGTTTAAACATTATCGTATAATACGTAAATGGGCTTGCAGAAACAACGACCTTAACGATGCTGATCTAGAGCTTTTAATTTATCTAGATTGCATGGATATGTTTACAAAAAAAGATTTTGAAGCTGGTAGTTATTCTTATAGTTGGGATAACCGCCGCTGGAATCGGTTGCTTAAGGAAGGTTGGATAGTTGTATGGAGACATAGAAATAGAACGACTCAGAAGTATCATATATATAAAACTTCTTTTAAATGTAAGCATCTAATCAAGCATATGTATAGAATTATACTAGGCAAAGATGATTTACCTGTAAGCAACCACAGAAACAGTATAATGAAGGGCAAGACGTACACAGACAAGGTTCTTATAACTTCTATTAAAAATGTAAACAAAGATAAAGACAGATAATATGTATTCACCAAACAAACAAGTAGGAGCGATTGATCCGCTGAATGGATTACCAGCTCAACAAATGACAAACGTACCACCTGCTCCATCAAACATCCAAGGACAAGCGCAACCTGTTTTTAATCAGCAAACGCAACAAAATGCTCAAGGAATGTTTGGTAATCAACAAGCGCTCCAGAACTCTGTAGGAGCAACTCCTATGTTTAAACTAGATCCTATGCATGATGGAAAACCTGGTGTACAAAAAGAGGACTTTGAACAATTTAAAAAATAAATTATGAAAAATATTAAAAATTTAAAAGCAGATCTATCAGGTCAAGTAGGTGAAAACGCTGTATGGGATGGACCATTAAGCAAAGTAGGTTTTCCAATGGGTGTAGGATCAAGTTCAGGTATTACAGGTATGGAAGTATCTAAATATCCTTGTGACTATAAAGCAGGGCCTATAACAAGTATAGCTAAAGCATATAAATAATGTATACGTCACCTTTATTCAAAGAATTTCCCAAAATAAAAAAAGAAAACGAAGGCAAGTTTACTGCTTGGGTTAAAAAAAATATGCCAGGATCTTCTACATGTGGAGCGGCTAGTAAAATAATGGCAGCTAAAAAAGGAAAGTATGATAGCGATGTAAGAGATATGGCTAATTATGCTAAAAACTTTGGATGCTCTAATAAATAAACAATATGAGTTCACCATTTCAAAAAAACTTTTCAGCTAAAAGTCCTATGTCACCTTTAAATGGGGCTTATGCTTCTGGAGCAGACGCAATGGTTACGGTTTCTGATGCAGGTCATTTTGCTAAATTACAAAGCGATATTAAAGGAGCAACTTTAGCCGCTATGGAACCTAAGGTTTCAAAGTGTGATTCAATTAGAAACAATTGGCACGCTGGAAAAATGACAGACAAAGCATATGCTGATGCTAGTAAAGATTGTGGTGGTGAAAAAAAACCAGAAACTAAAATTGCTTATGAAAAAGCTCTTGATTCTGGAATAACACCAGATCAAATGGACAAAGTTTTTGACGCTGGGTCTTTATTAGCTAAGTAAACTTAAAAACAATAAATATGGGACATAAAGGACATTACGGACAATACAGCGGAAACGCAAAATGGTCAAGAGTAAACTCATCAAATATGGGAGCTACTAAAAGAGATGACGAAGCACATATGCAATATCTTAAAGAAGATGTTGATTATGATAACAAGCACGGTCATAGCGATGAAAAAATGACAGCTGATGAGAAGCATATTTCTAGATTAGCTGGTGATTTAAAATACGACGAAAAAAAACACTAACTAACTAAAAATAATAAAATGGGACACGCAATACACAAACACATGAATAGCTTTAAGGCTTCAAATGATTTAAAATATAATGCAATAGATGACATTACGCAAGGAGACGGAGCGGGTGACAAAGGATCAGCTGCTTATCTACATGATGAGTTTACTCAAAAAAACAATATTAAACATAAATAAAACAGAGAGGACTGTACAAACCTCAGCCAAACATTAACATTAACTTAAACAAAACAAAACAAAATGGCAAAATTTTTAAAAGTATCCTTATCAGGTGTAGCAAACACACCTTACCAATTAGTAGGAATTGATTCAGTAGTAACTATTGAACCAGGAGATGCTTTAGGAGCAAATCTTACAACAGCAGTTACTATTCAAACTGGAAAACCAGCAGGAGCTGCTACAATTACTTTCACGGCTGACGCTGCGGCGGTGACAGCAGGAGACTTACTTAAAGCATTTAACGATGCATTAGTTGCAAATCCCGGTGGAATTGTTTCAACAGTAACTGGACCAGTAACAGTGGCTCAAGTGTTAGACTCAACTGATGGAAGACAGTTAATTACTACTGCACAAGTAAATGCATTATTTACAGGAGTTGCTGTAGCGTAATTATGAAATCACAAGGTTTAGGAGACAGCATAGAGAAGTTTACTAAAGCTACTGGTATCAAAACAATGGTAGACACAGTTAGCAAGGGATTAAACGTCCCTTGCGGTTGTGCTGCTAGAAAAGGAGCATTAAATAAAATATTTCCTTACAAACAATAATACATGGCTTTCAAACTTCAAAACCCTCCATACAATTGCGATAACACACCAATATATCGTGTAGACATGGAAGACGGCGTAATGGGTAAAGCTAATAATAATGGTACTATAATCATTAATAAAGATTTAGACCCAAGCCAGATAGACGACGTAGTCGCTCACGAGAAAGTTCATTTAGATCAAATGAAACGGGGTGATTTAGATTACGACGACAATAACGTCTACTGGAAAGGTAAAACATATTCAAGAGCTGATATGGAAGAAGGGGCAAAGAATTTGCCTTGGGAAGCTGAAGCTTATAAAAACGCGTAGATATGGCATTTATCATGAAAAAGAAACTAAGCGAAACAGGCTTAGAAGATAAAAAACCTAAAGCAAGAGCAACGTATGCTCCTACAGAGGCTACATATAAAAACGACCCAAACGCTTTCATAGCTAATGAGGTAAATGTAAATAAGTCACTAGTCACTAAAGGAAAAGGTGAACGTGATTTAGGAAAAAATCTTCAATATTCTGAAACTGTTAACCCAACACCTGATTTTACAGAAAAAGAATTAGCTGAAAGCAAGCCTATATCGGATTACAATCAAGAATCTGAATGGTATAATAAGTACTATGGTACACCAAGAGAGGGCATAGAGCTTGATCCAGCAAAAAAAGAACTTTATGAAACTCTTTCTAAACAAAGTTCTGACGCTAGTGGAAAACAAGTTACTTCAGAAACCATAAGAAAAATGATAAATAGTACTTCAGATCTTAGAGTTTTCCCTGGAAAATCAGCAGAAGAAGGAGACGCTTCCGTCAAGGTTAAATATGATCCAAAGACGGGGTTATATGGTAATGTTGGTATAGGTACTAGTAAAGATGTGTTAACAGGTAAAGAAAATATAAACGAACCTTGGTTTACAGAAGAACTAACCCACGCCTCAAATCTTGACGCGACTCAAGGTAGAGCTTTACAGAATTTTCTTTTTCAAAATTTTGATGCATTTAAAGGAAGCGGCGATTCTCAAGTAAAAGATGAAGACGAGCTTAGTAAAGTCATGTATATGACTAGAGGTATAAATAGACCTGAAGATTCTAGAAACATAGGAACTGAAGCTAGGAAGTACTTATCTAGGCCAGAGGAGTCATATGGGGGATACAATCAGTTTAGAGCTAAATTAGGCTTCAAACAAGGAGACACGTACACTCCAGAGTCTTTGCAAGAAGCAATAGATAGAGATCCAGAAATAAAAGAAGATAGGTGGCTAAAAGCTTTTGGTGTGGAAAATGCAGCTAAAGCTTTGAATGAAATAGCTTCCACTTCTAAAAAAAGCGATAAGACAAAATCACGATTTACTAGAGATACGTCTAGAACTGCTTAGCTGTAGAAACTCTTATAAATAAGTAATAATATTAATATAACAATTAAATTTAATATTATGAAAATTCTAAAATATAAAAACATTTTTTTATACCTATTAGCACCTTTTTTTTACGTGTGGATAAAAGAATACGGTAAATTAGCAGCAAGTCCTTTTTCAGACTTCATGACTATATGGTATTTAGGTATTGTGTTATGGATTATAGCAAAAATCATTAAAAAAACAAAAAAAATTATTAAACTTAAAAAACAATAAAATGGCTTACAAGCAATCACCAGGCAGAATGAATATGCCTAAAACAGGTAGAGGTTTAGATGCACCTACTTTAATGAAAGGATCTCCTGCTTATCAAGAGAAATCAATAATAGACGCTGACGGGGATGGGGACACTGTGCTTAATGACAAAAACAACGATGGAACTATGGCTAGTAGAGCCGCTAAATCTCTACTAAGCGCAGGGAAAAAAATAGGAAAAGCTATTAAAGCCGATCTTTTTGATGGTGGAGCTGAGCGCAAAAGAAAAATGCGTATTTCAAGAGGTAATATTAATACAAAGTCACTTGATTAATAAAATTTGAAAAAAATTTGGGAATGGTTAAGCGGTAACGTTATCAAAGATGTTGGTGACGTTATCGATAAACTAACAACTACAGAAGAGGAGAAACTTCAAATTAAGAAGGAGATCCAAGTAATAGTTGAGAATGCCTCTGCTGAAGCAGAAGACCAAATAAGTAAACGCTGGGAATCTGACATGACATCTGATTCGTGGCTTAGTAAAAACACGCGCCCAATGGCGCTTATATTCTTATCGTTTATGGCCGTAGCCTTTATATGGGTTGATAGTCATCACGAAATATCTTTTACTGTAGAACAGGAGTGGATAGAATTATTAAAACAACTATTAACAACCGTATACGTAGCTTATTTTGGCTCGCGTGGTTTTGAGAAATATAAATCAATAAGTAATAAATAAATAAAAAGATATGGGACAATTCGGTAATCAACCTGATTTTGCAACTTTCGATGTTAAGTCAATAACCGTAGCTAACGGCTTTATAAATGACACGCCTAGTTCAGCTAGTTTTTTACACTCTTCTGTTATATACATTGGAGATAACACAGGTACAGATTTAAAAGTTATACCAGCTGGAAGCGTAGGGCCAAGTGTTATAACCGGTTTTACTTCACCTGGATTCACTGGGCATGGAGGAACTGGATATGAAGATGCTCGATTTAATATTGATACAGCAGGTGGAAGCGGCACTGGTTTAACTGTTAACTTTACAGCTGTAAATGGAGTTGTTCAAACAGTGGCTGTTAATACAGCTGGTACGGGTTATTTAAATGGAGATTTAATTACTATAACTCCTCAAGGCGCCGATCCAGGCTGTGATTGTGCGACATTCAGAATACAAGCAACAACTGGATTACCAACAGTAGATCAAGCGGTAACATTTAAAGGTTTAGGTACTGGAGGATTTTTACCAGTGACTGTAGACTACGTATTAGCAACTGGGACTACAGTGGCAGAACTTATAGCAGCAAGATAATATGGCTATTGGTCTAGGTATCGGTAATGGTATACCAAGTGGTGTTTTAAACTCTAACGCAGCTGCAGGTTTAATTGGATTTGTTTTTGATGTAGATACAACAATATCTGGAGGTTCAACGTCAAATCAATATCAACTACCATTGTCAGGAGCTGGAACAACAAACATTTTAGTAGAATGGGGAGATGGCAGTACAGATACAATTACAAGTACATCACAAGCTGAAAAACTACATACATATTCAAGTAGTGGTATTTACACTATAACAATAACTGGAACTTTAGAAACTTTTTTTGTTAATAATTCCGGGGACAGATCTAAAATTAAAAAAGTATTGAATTGGGGCAATGGGGATGGATTAACTTTAGCAGGTAACAGTGGTGGCTTTTTCTTTGGTGCAAGTAATTTAACTTGTACAGCAACAGACCAGCCAGCGATAACAACCGCTAATTTTCAACAACTATTTAGAAGTGCTTCTAGTATTGTCAGCGGTGTGGGTAATTTTGACGTAAGTTCAATAACAAGTTTATTATTTAGTTTTTATTCAGCAAGTAATTTTAATGAAGATTTAAGTAATTGGAACGTTAGCGGCGTTACAAACTTCGGGTATTGTTTTGAAAGATGTTTTGATTTAGACCAGAATTTTGCTTCTTGGGATATGTCAAGTGCTACCAGTGTTACAAGGATGTTTAAATCTTGTACATTATCAGTATCTAATTACGACGCTACATTGATAGGCTGGGCGGCTCAAAGCTTAAATAGTAATTTATCTGTTGATTTTGGTTTTTCAACTTATACAGCTGGGGGTGCTGCCGAAACAGCAAGAAATACATTGATAAATACTTACAACTGGACTATTGTAGATGGTGGACCTGCTTAATATATAATTATGGAAAAAAGACTAGATTTGTGTTACCCAGAAATAGAGACATATTTTATATGCTGGGATAATGAAAGACAAAACATAACGGCCTACGATAGTGTAACACCTGTTCAGTGTCTGGGTACAAATTGGAAAGAAATAGACTACTACACTGTAAAAGATTTGTGGTTGGAAGTCTTAAATAATAATGGAATCGACACTGAATATCTTTAAAGTAAATAGTGTACTGGTAGTGTAACTATATTAATATAAACAATTAAATTAAATTAAATGTCAAAGATTACGGAAGAGCAGTTAAAAACTGCAAACGAAAACCAAGAAAAACTAATTGGATTAGTGAATCAAATTGGTATGATTGAAACTCAAAAACACGCGCTACTACATGATGTAGCTGAAGTAAACAAAACCGTTGAAGAGTTTAAAGCTGAACTAGAAGAGCAATACGGCGCAGTGTCTATTGATCTTAAAACTGGTGAGTACACTGAGATTGAAGATGAATCTAAGCTTAAAGTAGCTGAGTAATGTCTTCAATTGTAAGAAAAATTAGTATTGGTTCAGATTACAAAAATGATGCTATGCATTATTCTGTAGGTCAACAAGTTTATGGCGGTCACGAGATCTCACACATACTTCTAGACGAATCTGATAGTTCTTACAATATTCATATAAAGAAAAATAACGAGGTAATGCCATGGAAGAAATTTAATTCTCACATGGCAATATCCGTTGAATATGATTTAGAATATTGATGAGAAGCCTTTACGATTTTATTGTTGAGCCGTTAGGCGATAAATACAGTAATAAAGTCAAGGTTGGAGATAAAGAGTTAATTGTAAATACAAAGATAGAGGATTTTAAATTTGTAAACAGATTAGCTAGAGTTTTAGAAACACCCAAGGCATTTAATACGGGTATTGAAATAGGTGATATAATTGTTATACACCAAAACGTGTTTAGAGTATTCTATGACATGAAAGGAGAAAAAAAGAAAAGCAGATCTTGGTTTAAAGATGATTTACATTTTTGCGCTATAGATCAAATTTATTTATATAAAAATAAAGAAGGTTGGCATTCATTTGGTGACCGCTGCTTTATAACTCCAATAAAAGACAATCAGTCTTTAACGCTAGATAAAGAGCAAAGCCTTATTGGTATATTAAAATACGGTAATAGCTCCTTAGAAGCACTAGATATTAACCCAGGAGACTTAGTAGGCTACACGCCTAATGGTGAATGGGAATTTTTAGTTGATGGCAAGCGTTTATATTGTATGAAATCTAATGATATTGTAATTAAATATGAATACCAAGGAAACGAAGTTGAATATAATCCAAGCTGGGCAAGTCGCAGTTGAGGAACTAATCAAAGTAGCTAAAGAAGCTATCGTTGATTCAGGAGACGATATCACGGCAGATAGATTAAAGAACGCTGCAGCTACAAAGAAGTTAGCTATATTTGACGCGTTTGAAATACTAAATAGATTAGAAGCTGAAGAAGCATTATTAAACGAAAAACCTGCAGAAGTAAAAGAAGAGAAATCTTTTAGAGGTTTTGCTGAAGGAAGATCTAAATAATGTACGAGCAAACTCTATACACGGTTGTAAAAGACCACGTAAAACCTAAAGTTCTTAAAAGAATGAACAGGTATAAGAAATGGGAGTATGGCCACAATGCTGAGCACGATTTAATAGTTATTAGTAAAACTGGTGAAATAGGTGAGATATATAAGATACAAGATCTTTTAATAGCTTTACCTAAAGAAAAAGATACTGTAGAATTTGAAAATGACAGATGGTCTTATACTAAGTACCCAAAAGAATTAAGTAAAATTAAATCCGTGTTTGACTGGGAAGAATATCCGTTAGACTTTAAAGAAAAATGGTATGATTACATCGATAAAGAATTTACAAGGCGTGAAGAAGGTTTTTGGTTTATTAACAAAGGCAAGCCTACTTATATTACTGGTACTAACTACATGTACTTGCAGTGGAGTAAGATTGACGTCGGGCAACCAGACTTTAGGGAATCAAATAGATTATTCTACATTTTCTGGGAAGCTTGCAAAGCCGACAAACGGTCTTACGGTATGTGTTATCTTAAGAACCGTCGAAGCGGATTCTCGTTTATGTCCTCAGCTGAGTCAGTTAACCTTGCAACGATATCAACGGATTCACGGTTTGGGATATTGTCCAAATCTGGTCCGGATGCAAAAAAAATGTTCACAGATAAGGTCGTACCAATTTCGGTCAACTACCCGTTCTTCTTCAAGCCGATCCAAGACGGTATGGACAGGCCAAAAACCGAACTTGCATATCGCGTCCCCGCCTCGAAGTTTACCAGGAGAAAACTTGACTCCAACGAAAAACTACAAGAGATTACCGGTCTTGACACAACGATCGACTGGAAGAATACAGGCGACAACTCCTACGATGGGGAAAAACTAAAACTACTAGTACACGACGAGAGTGGAAAGTGGGAAAGACCTACAAATATATTAAACAATTGGCGAGTAACCAGAACTTGTTTAAGACTAGGTTCTAGAGTTATTGGTAAGTGTATGATGGGTAGTACCTCAAATGCTTTAGATAAAGGCGGCGGAAACTTTAAAAAACTTTACAATGATTCAGATGTTACACAAAGAAACGCCAATGGACAGACACGCTCAGGACTCTATTCTTTGTTCATACCTATGGAATGGAACTACGAAGGATACATTGATTCTTATGGCTTTCCTGTATTCAACACACCAAAAGAAGAAGTTGAAGACCCACACGGAACAAAAATAACACAAGGCGTAATAGAGTATTGGGACAATGAAGTAGAAGGTTTAAAGTCTGATCAAGATAGTTTAAATGAATTTTACAGACAGTTTCCACGTACAACAAAGCACGCGTTTAGAGATGAATCAAAACAATCTCTATTTAATCTTACAAAAATATATGAGCAAATAGATTTTAACGAAGATCTTAAAAACTCAATTAAAGTAACAAGAGGAAGTTTTCAGTGGGAGAATGCTAAGCAAGATACTAAGGTAATATTTGTACCAAACAAAGATGGTAGATTTTTAGTGACTTGGGTTCCACCTGCGCATCTTCAAAATAAAAGATATATAAAAAATGGTACTAATCATCCTGGCAATGAACATTGTGGAGCATTTGGTTGTGATCCATACGATATATCAGGTACTGTGGACGGTAGAGGGTCTAAAGGATCACTCCACGGTTTAACGAAGTTTTCAATGGAGGATGTACCTCCGAATATGTTTTTTTTAGAATATATAGCTCGGCCTCAAACTGCTGAGATGTTCTTTGAAGACGTTCTAATGGCTTGTGTTTTCTACGGAATGCCTATATTAGCTGAAAACAATAAGCCTAGACTATTGTATTATTTTAAAAGAAGAGGCTATAGAGGTTACTCGATTAACAGACCTGATAGAAAATATAACAAACTGTCCGTGACGGAAAGAGAGCTAGGCGGAATACCTAACTCAAGTGAAGATATAAAACAAGCACACGCTGCCGCTATAGAGACTTACATTAATGATTTTGTAGGTTTAAAAGAAACAGGTTATGGAGATACATATTTCCAAAGAACGCTAGAAGATTGGGCTAAGTTTGATATTAACAACAGAACAAAGCATGATGCATCTATTAGTTCAGGTCTAGCTTTGATGGCTTGCAATAAACATAGATACGCACCAAGTGCGCCTAGACAAAAACCACAAGCGGTAGATTTAGGTTTTAAAAAATACGATAATAAAGGTTCAACATCAAAAATAATAAGTTAAATGGGTATATATACTAACACCAATAGCGCTTTTCCTAGTCAAGTAGTGAGCGATGCAGAGAAGGCAAGCTGGGAATACGGGACGCAGGTTGGTCAAGCTATCGAATACGAATGGTTTGGACAAGGGCGTACTAATGGTAATAGATACTTAACTAGTTGGAATCAATTTCACCAATTAAGATTATATGCTCGAGGTGAGCAATCGATACAGAAATACAAAGATGAATTATCTATAAACGGTGATTTATCTTATTTAAACTTAGACTGGAAGCCTGTGCCTATTTTATCTAAATTTGTAGATATAGTAGTAAATGGTATATCTGGAAAGTCTTACGATATTAAAGCTTACGCTCAAGATCCATCGTCTATAAAGAAAAGAACTGATTACGCTTCTATGCTTTA